TCGAGCGGCGGCGTCTGCCCATAGGCGGTCTCGGGGACGAGGATCAGCTCGACGGCATTGGCGCTCGACATCGCTATTCTCCCGAGGCGTCAGGCGCAGACATTGCTCGTGTAACCAAGGTTCGCGGACCAGCCGTGCCAGCGCCCGTTGATGTGGATCGCCGCGCCGGTGAAATCCGAAAAATGCTCGAAATAGTCGATCAGATAGGGGCCGAGGCGCTTGCCCCGGAAGAGGGCCACGAGTTCCTCGCCATAGGCCAGGGCGCGCGCCGAAGGCTCGCCGGTCGGCATCGCAAGGTGGAAGATCACCGTGCCCTCCTCGCGCCACGAATGGTCCTCGATCTGGCCGATCGTCGCCAGCCGCTCGGTGCCGCCGATGAACTCGAGCAGCAGCATGGCGTCGGCATCGCCCTGCGGAATGTCGTCGAAACTCGCGTAATCGGACAGATCGAACACCGGGGTTTCGGTCCAGTTCGCCGCAAGTTGCGCCTTGATCGCCGCGCGCAGGCCGGGGTTGGTCATTTCGCCGGCCCCTTGCCCGAGCTGCGCCCGATGCCGCGCCCGACGCGATGCCCGCGCCCGGCCCGGCGGTCGGGCCGTTTCTCGCGCTTGGAGTTCAGGCTGCGTTTGGACTTGGTGCCGTCCTTGACCGTCGAGCCGGGGCTGCCGATCAGGACATAAGGCACCATGTAGGGATGCGCGCCGCGTTTCTGGCCGGGCTTCCATGCCTGCCCGCCGAAGGTGTCGGGCTTGGCATAGCCGTAGCGGATCGCGAGCCGCTTGCCGAAGGTGCGGTGAAGGCTGGTGTAGGCGGCGAACAGGATTCCGGTCGGGTAATAGACCTCGAGCCAGGAAGCGTAGGGCGCGAGATCGAGCAGCATGACGTTGCCTTTCGCGCCCACCTGCTCGGCGCTCGGGCGCCCGGCCACGCGCTCGCCGTTCACCACCCATTTCAGGCTTTCTTCATACCAGCCGGTGCGGCGCGGGGCTTTCTGCGCGACGAAGGCGGCAAGCTGGGTGATCGCCTGCTCGATCGGCCCGACGCTCGAAACATAGCGGATATTCCCGAAAATCTTGACGCCCGCCACGTCGTCGCTTTTCTTGCCATCGACGAAGGTGGTCACCGGATCGGCGAGATTGCCGCGCGCCTGCTCGATCGCGAGTTCTTCCTTTGCCGTCTGCGGCAGCAGATCCTTGAACCAGAGGAGCGCGTCCTTGATGTCGTCGATCTCGCTGATCGGGATGGTCTTGACGATCGAGGCCGATGCGGCTGCCATCGCCTAGCCCCGCAACTGCAGTTCGTGGCCGAAAATTTCGGCAGCGCCCGCGCGCGTGGCATCGTCGTGATTGAGCACCGCGTAGAGCCGCCCGCGCCAGAGCACGCGGTCCTTGCGTTCGAGCCGCCGCCCGATCGGCGGGAACTTGCTTGCGTCGAAAATGCCCTTCACATCGCCCTGCTCGATCGGGCCGCCGGGCACGAGATCCTCGCGGCGATAGGCGCCGGGCACCATCGTCGCCGGATATTCGGTGAAGCCGCCCGCGCCGTCCGAGGCCATGATCGTCACCGGCTCGCCGAGGGTTTCGAGGAACAGGTAGGCTTCGCGGCCCATGCGCTGAATGAACAAGGGCGTCGGATAGCGCATCAGCCGATTCCGATCGCGGCGGCGCGGGTGTAGCCGTCGAGCACCGCGGTGATCCCCGGCGAGAGAATCCCCCACGTGTTGTCGCCGCCGCCGGCTCCGTGGCTTGCATCGCCGGTGCTGCCCATCTCGACCGAATAGGCCCCGACCACCGAGATTTTCTTGACCACGTCGAAAGCGCCCGCGCCGACCTGGCCGGGCGGCAGGCCCGCGCCCGGAGTCGAGGCCCACAAGGTGTCGAAAATCTGCGTCAAGGCCCAGCCGAGGTCGATCGGCGCGGTCTGGAAGCCGCCCGTGTACTGGCAGCGCAGCACCGGCCAGCCCGGCCCGAGCCAGTCGCGAACCCACACGCTCGGATAGGCGAAGGGCCAGACGAGGCCCTTGGCGGCATCGACGCGCCGCGTCATGACCGGCGCGCCGCCGGCGACGGGCTGGTCGAACGCGGTTCCGATCGAGACCTCGGTGATCGTCTCGATCGGATAGCGGTGGACCTGAAAACTCGAATAGACGCCGGGAAAGGTTTCGTCGTCCGGGCCATAGTCGAAGGCGCGATCGCAATAGGTTTCGGCCAGCGCCTGCGCCTGCTGCGCGAGCACGGTGATGGTCGCGTCCTGGCTGGTGTCGCTGGCCGGGATGCCGAGGCGGGCTTTCAGGGCGTCGAGATCGAGCAGCATGTCAGATCATCCTCTGCCAGCTGCCGCCATCGGTAAGCGGTTTGCGATTATCGGGGATCAGCGACACCCAGAGCGACTTGTCGCCCTGCACCACCGCCGAAACGACATCGCCGCGCGCGTATTGCTTCGCGGCGTGGAACGGGCCGACAAAGCCGACGATCGCGGCGCGGCCCTGCTCGGCAGGCTCGGTCATCAGATCGACGGCGATCGGCTCGGGATTGATCCGGCTGTCGGCATAGCGCGGCAGGATGGCCAGCCCGGCATTGACCGGATCGCGCACCAGCGAAAGCCCGGTCAGGCCCGGCCCCGGTTCGCCCCGCTCGCCCGGATCGCCTTTCCTGCCCGGATCACCCGCACGTCCGCGCCGCCCGATGACCTGGATCTTTTCCCAGTTCTCGGCGGTGCGCGGGTCGAGCGGATTGCCGGGAAAATCAACGAGCGCGCGGTAATCGTGATCGCCGTCGCGCAGCACGTCGCCGGCGATGATCCCCCACCCGCGCTCCTGCCAGTCGTGCGGCAGGAAGCCGGCGGGCAGCCGCCAGCCGAACTCGTGCGCCTCGCCGTCCGAGGTGCGCACCGTAAAGGTCGCGCGGCGTGTGCTGAGATCCTCGGCGAACGCGATTCCGGCGATACCCGGCACGATACAGGTCCAGCCGGCGGGGTCGTGATCGGGATCGCCCGAGGTCGCGCGGATGGCCTGCCAGATGCCGCGTCCGTGATGAATGATCTCGTTGCGCGGGCAGCGCTGGTCGGGGCCGATCGCGGCGGGCGCGAGAACCACCCGATCTGCCCCGTCCGCGCCATCCCTGCCGTCCCTGCCATCGCTTCCCGGTGGTCCCGCCAGCGGCGGCGGCAGCGCGGCAATCTGCGCGGCGACCTCCTCGCGCACCTCGTCGATCGCCTTCATCGCGGCGGCATCGCTTTCGGCGAGCAGCGTGCCGACCGCTTTCATCAGCCGCGCATGGTCAAGGGGCATGCTTCGCCTCCCGTTTCGCCTTGCGCAGCTGCAGCAGGGTCAGTTCGAGAGCCTCGTCGGGATCGAGCGCGGGATCGCTGGCCTCGACCATGGTGCGCAATTGCTCGGTGCGCCGGGCGAGTTCGACCACCGCTGATTCCAGCGGCGCAATCCGCTCGGCTGCCGCCTCGTCGATCCGGGCCACGCCCTCGGCGATCGCGGCCTGCAAACCGGCGTGCTGCGTGCCCAGCGCCGCGACCAGCGGGGCGCGGTCCTCGACGCGATCGGCGAGGGCGGCGAGCGCGGTTTCGAGTGGGGCCGTGCGCGCGATCGCGGCCTCGTCGATCCGCGCGAGGCCGGCAGCGATCGCCGCCTGCAGGCGCTCCTCCTGCGCGGCGAGCGCCGGCCCGAGAGGATCGGGAGCCTCGACCATCGCGCGCAGCTCGCCGGTCGATTGGGCCAGCGCGGCGAGCGCCGCCTCGAGGGGGGCAATGCGTTCGGCGGTGTGTTCGGCCATGGTCGCAGCGCTGCGACCGACGAGTTCCTCGAGATCGCCCAAGTGCGCGAGCAGTTCGATGCGCTCGCAATTGCGCGCGTCTGCGGCCCTTGTCTCGATCTCGATCCGGCGCGCGTCGTCGGCGCGGGCAAGGTCGGCCAGCCGCGCGAGCTGCTCCTCGATCGCCTTGGCGGCGGGTTCGGGCAGCTGCGGCACCGCAGGCTCGCCGGCGGGCAGCGCGGGCGCGGAAGGCGGCACCGGCGCGGTGGGCAGGCTCGGCAGCGGCTCGGCATTGATCTGCGACAGCGGCACCACCTGCGCCTGCACGCGCGGCTCCTCGCCGCCGTCTGCTGCGGGCAGGCCTTCCTTGGCGCGCGCCTCGTTCGGCGAATAGAGGCCGCCCGAGATCGCCTTGGTCAAACCGTCGATCCGTTCGAGGAAGGCCGTGCGCAGCAGGATGTCGGTGTCGAACTCGGTGAACTGGCCGGGCGGCAGCCCGAAAAACTTGTCGAAGGCCAGTTCGATATGCTCGACCATGAAGCCGAGGCCGGTCGAGAGCCAGAAGTCGATCAGTTGCTCGATGTTCTTGAGCGTGGCGTGCTCGAGATCGCCGATGATCGGCAGCGGCACGCCATAGGCGCGCGCGATGTCGGCGACCGTCATGCTGAACGCCTGAATCAGCTGCGCGTCCTGCGAGGTCATGGTCAAATTCTGGAACTTGAGACCTCCGCCGAGGATCGGCACCTGCCCGGCTGCCACGCCCGCCGTGCGGTTCTGCCAGGCTTCGCGCAACATGGTCATCTGATCGCCCGACAGCGGCTGATCGCTCGACAGAAAGCCCGAGGGCTGGCTGGCCTGCGCAAAGAAAGCCGCCTGACTGGCCGAGATCGCGGTGTTCGTCGCCTGCGCGAGCGCGGCCCAGCGTAAGGGCGTGATGCCCTGCAGCGGGTAGCCGGGGCGCGAGCGCATGCGCACGTGCATGACGTCGCGCTGCGGAATCGCGTAGTCGAGTTGCCCGGCCAGCGGATTCTCGGCGAGGCCGTAGAACACCGCGCGCGTCTTGGGTTCGATCAGCACCTGCGTGCCCATTGCCGGCATCAGGTGCAGCGCCGTCACTTCGCTGCGGTTCGAGCGTTCGGCCCACGCATAGGCGTTGCCCTGAAACAGGAGTTCGCTGACCAGATTCAGGATGAAATCGCTGCGCGTCTGATAGGAATTGGGCGAGAGCAGGATGCGCGAGAGCGCGCTCGAGGTGATCTTTTCCTGCCCGCCGTCGCCGGTGTCGCGATAGTGCGCGCCGGGCAGCTGCGCCATCGTCTGCGCATAGGCGTTGACGCAGGCGTTGACCGTCGCGCATTCGCCGCCCTGATAGGGCGTCAGGCCCTTTTGCCAGAAATTCGCCGGCCAGCCGATCGGGATGCCGCCGTTCTGCGTCCAGTTGATCGGGCCGACCGGACCCGAGATCCACGAGCGCAGGCGCGCGATCAGACCGCGCTCGGCCATGGCTTAGGCGTCCTCGTCGGCGGGCTTGGCCGGCGGCAGATTGCGCGGGCGTCCGCGCGGCGCACCCGTCCGGCTCTCGGGCCGGTCCGGCTCCTTGCCCGGCTCCTTGCCCGGCTCGGGTTGCGGCGCGTCGGCGAGCAGCGGCGAGGGCTTGCCGCGCTGGCGTGCGGTCGGCTTGGCCACGCCTTTTTTGATCAGTTTCTGCGCCAATTTGTCGTCGAGTTCAAAAAACCCGGTCTTGCGGTTCAACTCGTCGGTGCGGCGATAGACGAGAACGATCGTCACCGGCTTCTCCCTTGAAAAAAGGGACCGGGGCGGCTTGCGGCTTTCCCGGTCCCACTCGTCACGCATCGACTCCTGCGTGCTGAATCAGGCCGGGAAACCTGTGACAAGGCCGACCATGTTCGGGCGGCGCATGACCCAATGCACGGGCAGGATCATGCGGAGCGCCACCGCATATTGCTGGAACATCGACATCGCGGTGAAGCCCGCCGTGCCGACTCCGGTGGGTGGCCCGGCGGCGTGGATGCCGAGGTCCTGGCCGACCTCGCCCGCAACATCGAGCGTGCCATCGGCCTTGACCGCCTGCGTCGGCGGCGTGGCGTCCGCGCTGGCCATGGTCAGGGTCGCTTCCTCGCTGGTCAGGTACTCGGGGATTCCGACGCCATTGGCGAAAGCGGCGGCATCGATCGCGATCAGATCGCCGACCGGCACGTTGTTCGAGGCGACGAACGGATAGCCTGCGAGCATGCCCTGATCCATTTCAGGAAACGCCGGAGTGCCGTTCAGCGTCGAGGCGGCGGCGACGGGCATGCGCGACAGCTGGTTCATCAGCAGCACGATGTCCTGCCCGCCGTTGGCCTGAACGATCGGGGTGATCGCGGCGGCGATGTCCTTGCGGATCGATTCGGGATCGCCGCCGGTCGAGGGCACGCCGACCACGCCGGTGAGGATGCCGGCAGGCCGCACGTAGGGACGCCCCGGCAGGGTCGAGAGCAGCGCCTTGTCGATCACGTCGGCGGTATCCTCGCGCAGGCCTTGGGTCAGGATCGTCTCGATCTGGCCGTTGGTCGCGCTCATCAATTCGCGGGTGAAGGTCGTCACACCCGCAAGTTTGGTAGGCACCAGATTGACCGCATTGATAATGCCCTGCAGCACCGGGATGACGCCGGCCTCGCCGACCCATGCGCCGCCCATGCCGCCCTTCTGCCGGCCCGGCATCACGATCTGGCCGACGCCGTCGAAGGTGACCGAAGGCGCCAGTGGGCGATTGCGCAGATAGGCGAAGACCGAGACGTTCTGCAGCGCCGCGATAAAGCCGCGCACATCGATGACCACGAGTTCAT